TGAAATGACACCAGAACAACTAGCTAAATCTGGAACAGAGCATGGCCATCAAGCGGCTTTATTTTGCTGGTGTGCTCTAAATATTGACAAATATCCTGAACTTAAATGGTTTCACGCTATACCAAACGGCGGAAGTCGCGGTGATGACGCGAAAACAAGAGCTATTCGCGGAAATCAATTGCGTGCTGAAGGCGTCAAACCCGGTGTTTCCGATACATGCTTGCCGGTACGAAGAGGATTGTGGGCAGGTTTATATATCGAAATGAAAAAGCCTGGAAAAAAAGCGACAAAAGAACAAATTGAGTTTGGTGAGTTTGTCAAATCACAGGGATACGGTTTTGCTGTTTGTGATCATTGGGAAAAGGCAAGAGATATGCTTATCAGCTATCTTGAATATAAAATAGAAATTTAAGTAAAAAAGTTGTTGACGATAACCAAATAAAAAGTTAAAAGATAGTCATGATGATAAAGGCGCTTTGCCTAAAATAAAAAAAACAAATGAGGTGTTAAAATGGCTAAAGGTTCTAAGAAAATTGTTGAAAAAACTATTACGTTGACTGACATCGTAGCTGCTACCAAGGCCGGTACTTTAATTTATACTTTTCCTGAAGTGCATGAGCCGCTTATCGCACAGGGATTTGTAGAGATCAATCCTGAAATGCTTGACGGTGAAGCTATTGCTACTCGCGCTACCCAGGCTGGTATTGACTATATTTTGGCTGGTAATGATTCGGTTGCTACTACTGCAAAGGCTACTAAAGCCAATTTGAGTTCTGTAGCTGCTGGTATTCCTATGCCTGAAAGTAAGTTGCGTATTGGTCGTAAGAGCGCTTACCCGTTCGATACTATGGAAGTAGGAGCTTCGTTCTTTGTTGCTGACGAAGATGGTAAAGATGCTTCTGTGACTGTCGCCAGTGTTGTTTCTAATGCTCATGCTAAGTTTGCCGTTCCTGATCCTACCGGTGCTACTCGTTTGAACAAGAAAGGCGAAACTGTGCCGCTTATGGTTAAGACTAAGACATTTTCGGTACGAGCTATGACAGATGGTGCTGCATGGGGTGAGGAGTTTGCCGGTAAATCTGGTGCAGGTGTTTGGCGAGTAAAATAATTTCATTCAGATAGTAATCCATTCCTCTGCTATCTGAATGTTTAAAAATAGGTAATTTTTTATCTCCTTTTTGATTACCTATTTTACCCGGTTTCTCTTCATTGAGGACCGGGTTTTTTATTGCATTTTTAAAATTTGAAGCTATTCTTAATGAAAGCTAAAATTTTTGTTGATAAATGGTGATATTATGACTGAACTTGATCTTAAAAAACAATACGCTGAGAAGCTATTGAAATATCCAAATGACCCATTTAAAGGTGCTTTAGAGTTATTTCCTGAAGATACCAACATGGCTATGCGAGTAGCTACAGAATGGCCTTTGGATGAGGATGTTGTTCTATTTAAAAAGGATATGTTTGATAACAGTCCTGATAAAATGGAATTTGTTCCAAAGAAATATGAAATCGCTACTAAATTGTGGGAAAGAGCACATCGCCCTGGTGTTAGTGATGCTGATTATGTAAAAATGATGGATTTGTATAATAAAGTAATTGAAGTTAGAGAAGAAAAATCTGGAAATGAATTATCAGAAGTATTTTCTGAAATTATTAAAAAACTTCCAGTATGAGTTCTATCACAAATCAAAAATTATATTTAGCTGAAGTAGCTAGATGGTATCCTTTAATTGAACATCCTACACAAAGAGCTTTAACCGAAGATAGGATAAGATTTAAGGTAGTACCTGCCGGAAGACGTTCAGGAAAGACTGAAAAAGCTAAAAGATTTATAGTTAAAGAAGCTATGACAACTAGGGGTGATTATTTTGTAGCTGCTCCTACTAGAGATCAAGTTAAAAAAATATATTGGAACGATTTAAAATTATTATCTTTTTCATCATTATATCCAAAAGCTCCTTCTGAGTCTAATTTATGTATTTTTTATCCAAATGGATCAACTCTTTCTTTGATTGGATTAGATAAACCTCAACGTATTGAAGGTATTTTTTGGTCTGGTGGAGTAATAGATGAAATTGCTGATGTTAAATCAGAAGCATGGGAAGCTAATATTAAACCTGCTCTCGATACTTTTAATCCAAGTAATCCAAATTATCGCGCATGGTGCTGGTTAATTGGCGTACCTGATGGTTTAAATCATTATTTTGATTTAGCTGAATATGCTAAAATAAGTAATGATCCTGATTGGAAACTTTATACATGGAAATCTTCTGATATTTTACCTGCTGATATAATTGAAGCTGCAAAACGTAGTATGCCAGCTCGTTTGTATCGCCAGGAATACGAAGCTAGTTTTGAAAATGCTTCTGGTAAAGTATATGAAGATTATGGACTAGAAAATATAGTTCACGATTATATTAGACCACACGAACAGTTGATGTGGTTTCACGACTTTAACTTTACCCCTTTAAGTAGTGGAATTGGAGTAAGAAGAGAAAATAATAATTTTTATATTCTTGATGAAATAGTATTAACATCTGCTATTGCTAGACAATCAGCTTTAGAATTTGTTACTAGATACGAAAAACATAGGAATAGAAATATAATTATTTATGGTGACTCTTCCGGCAGAGTTGGTGAAAAACATGGGCATGTTTCTGATTATAATGAAATAGTGGAAATACTAACTCATCACGGATGGAATGTAGATAGAAGAGTAAAACTTTCAAATCCTGCTATTAAAGATAGACAAAATTCAGTTAGAGCAAAGATATGTAATGCTTTAGGTGAAAGAACTCTATTTGTTAATCCAAAAAGAGCACCTTATACCCACAAAGGTTTATCAACTGTTCAGTTCAAAGAAGGTTCAACATTTATAGAAGAAGAAACACAATTTCAACATATAACAACAGCTATTGGTTATTGTTGTGATTATGAATGGCCGGTTAGAATGAAAGAAGATAATTATATATCTGAAAATATTCCATCTGTAAACTATTATAATAGGAGTAGATAATGCCTAAAACAAAAGAAGAAAAATGGAAAGAAATACATCAAGAGGCATTAAAAAGATTTGATAAAATATTTTCTACTGTTCAAGATGAACGTGAACAATGTTTAGAAGATAGACGATTTTATTCAATTGCTGGTGCTCAATGGGAAGGTGATTTAGAAGCTCAATTTGCCAATAAACCTCGTTTTGAAGTGAATAAAATTCATCTTAATATTATTCGTATTATTAATGAATATAGAAATAATAAACTTTCTGTAGTATTTGAAGCTCCTGATGATATGGAGCAAGATTTTGCTGATAATTGTACCGGACTTTATCGAGCAGATGAAAAAGATAGTGTAGCTGACGAAGCGTATGATAATGCTTTTGAAGAAGCTGTCGGTGGAGGTATCGGAGCTTGGCGTTTGCGAGCTTGTTATGAAGATGAAGAAGATGAAGATAATGAATATCAAGTAATTCGTTTTGAACCTATTTTTGACGCTGATTCTTGTGTTTTCTTTGATATTGATGCCAAACGACAAGACAAAGCAGATGCTAAATATTGCTTTGTTTTAACTTCAATGTCTAAAGAATCATTTGAAGAAGAATATGGAGAAGATGTATCAACTTGGGAAAAACAGATAGATAATTCTCAGTTTGATTGGACTTCAAACGATTCAGTTTATATAGCTGAATATTATTTAGTTGAATATAAAAAAGATATAGTTAGAGTTTTTAGAGGTTTGACTGATGACGAAGTTAAATTCAAAAACTCTGAACTTGATGAAGAGAAACTTAACGAACTTGAACTGACTGGTTACAACGAAGTTCGTCAAAAACCAATTAAAAGAAAACGAGTTCATAAATATTTGCTCTCAGGTAATTCTGTTCTTGAAGATTGTGGGCAGATAGCAGGCTCGAACATTCCTATTGTTCCTGTATATGGAAAGCGATGGTTTATTGATAATATCGAAAGATGTATGGGTCATGTTCGTTTATCTAAAGATGCTCAACGTCTTAAAAATATGCAGCTTTCAAAACTTGGAGAACTATCTTCATTAAGTTCTGTTGAAAAACCTATATTTTTAGCGGATCAAGTAAAAGGTTTTGAAACTGAGTGGTCAAGAGATGCTGTTGAAAATTACGCTTTTCTTCGTATAAACGGACTTAAAGATCCTAATGGTAATATACTCGCTACTCAACCAGTAGGGTATACAAAGGCTCCTTCTATTCCTCCTGCTATGGCAGCTCTTCTTGAGCTTACTGAAAAAGATATGCAGGACTTGCTTGGTAATCAGCAGCAAGGCGAAGTGATTCAACCTAATACTTCTGGTTTAGCTGTCGAATTAGTGCAAAATAAACTTGACATGCAGTCTTATATCTATTTGAGTAATATGAGTAAGGCTAAAAAGCGTTCCGGCGAAATATGGCTTTCTATGGCTAAAGATTTGCTTGTTGAAGAAGGTCGTGAATTAAAGTCACTCGATGAAAAAGGAACGTATTCAAAAATAGTATTACAAAGAAAAATAGCTAAAGATGACGAAGTGACAACTGAAAATGATCTTTCGAAAGCTAATTTTAAAGTAACTGCTAATATAGGACCATCTTCTGATAGTAAAAGAAAAGCAATTGTAAGAGCTTTAACAGGCATAATGGGTATTACACAAGACGCTGAAACTCAACAAGTTATCGGCGCAATGGTAATGCTCAATATGGAAGGGGAAGGAATTTCTGATGTAAGAAGTTATTTTAGAAAGAAACTTGTTAAAATGGGAGTTCTTAAACCGACTGAGAGTGAAATGCAAGAACTTTTGCAAGAACAAGCAAATCAACCTCCTGATCCAAATGCTGAATATCTTAAAGCTGCTGCGATTCAAGCTGAAGCAGAAGGAGCTGCTGCTAGAGCTAAAACAGTTGTATCTCTCGCTGATGCAGAAAAGAAAAAAGCAGAAGCTATGAAGATTTTGGCAGATATGGATTTGGATAAAAGAAATTTAATTTTAGAAGTCGCCAGAGAAATTAATTCTATGAGCAATACGACTTCGGAACAAAAAACTGCTTCCACAGGCAGCAAATAAAGGTGAGAAAATGGCTGATGAAGAATTGAATGAAAATGTTGATCAAAATATTGAGAATGAAAATACCGATATTAATGATGAACAAAACGAAGAATCTCAAAATTTAGAAAATGAAGAATTATCTTTAACATTTGACGGAGAAGAAAGCGAAGATACAGAAGAAGAAGTAGAGAAAAAAGATCCTGGTTGGTTAAAAAATCTTCGCAAAAAAGAACGAGAGCAAAGGAAACGAATTAAGGAACTTGAAAAACAAGTTGCTTCTAAAAATGAAGAACTTCCTAAAATTGGTCCCAAGCCTAAACTTGATGATGCAGATATTGATTATGATACTGAAAAGTATGATAACGCATTAACTAAATGGTTTGAGGATAAAAAGAAAGTAGAGGAAGAAGAATCTAAAAGAGAAGCGACTGTAAAAAGTCAACAAGAGGCTTTTAATCAGAAACTTAGTTTGTATAACGAAGCTAAAACAAAACTTCCTGTTAAAAATTTTAATGAAATAGAGGAAGAAGTTACTTCTATTTTGTCAATAGCTCAACAGAGTGTTATTGTTAAAGTAGCCGATGATCCAGCTAAACTCGTTTATGCTCTAGGAAAAAATGTTAAGACTTTACAAAAAGCTGCTTCTTTTAATGATTTGATTGATTTTACAGCTTTTATTTCTAAATTGGAGACTAAATTGAAAACTTCTTCATCAAAAACTCCTGTAACTCTTCCTGAAAAAGTTATTACTGGAAGTGGAAAACCTGCTTCAACTTTTGATAAAGAACTTGAACGTCTTAGAGCTGAAGCTGAAAAAACAGGTGATTTGTCAAAACTAAACGCATATAAACGAAAGTTAAGAAAATCTAAATAAGGTATTTTATTATGGCAA